TCCTCGGGAACCGGGGTGCCTTTGAGCAATTCGTTGATGCCAGGGATCTTTAGCTGCTTGAGTAGGCGCTCTTCAACTGCGCGGCGGTCATAAAGGTCAGGTGCCTTGTCCGATCGTGCCAAAACCGCCTGAATCTGCGCCATGCGTTGGGTTTCAGAGAAGATATTGGGGTCTGAGACAGGCACCACATCGCCCATGCGCTCAAAATCGCCGGGTTGGATCTCCAAATCGACCACATCCTCACCGCGGCGCATGTCTTCGATGTACCAACGGTTAAGGCGCTGCAAAATCTTCAGCACACGGCCCTGTGACTTGTGCAATCGGGCGTGAATGGCCGAAAACACGGCGGCACCCTGCTCAATCAGTGCTTGTGTCGTGCCTACAGGGGCCTGAGAATTGATGTCAGCGATCTTTTCCTCGGCGGTGGTCACTACACCCTTGGCAGCCTTGTCTAAGAAGCCCAAAAGCTCGAATAGCACGGGGCTTGGCGGGTTAAAAGGCATGGGCATTGCAATTTTGCGGATGTCATCCACGCCTGGCGCAGCTTCAATCTCGACTACCTGCGTCACATCGGCCTGAACGGACTGGCCTGAGACCTTGGCACCCTTGAGTTTGAGCGTGGCAGGGGCGTTATTGATGTGCGCTGAGTCTAAAAGCGCCCGTAAGGCCCCTGTAAGTGCTGCTGCCAGGCCACCAATGAGGTGGGGCATACCAATAGCGTAGGCACCGCGCCATGGGATGAACTTGTACTCGACCACCCAGTCGAGTTTTTCCATGGTTTCGTCGCCTTCTTCCCAGTTGCGGTACAAACCGACCACTTCACGGTCGATTTCATCCACCATTAGGATGTAAGGCGCCATGTCACCTTTGGAATAGGTGTCATCATCAAGCTCGAGGTAGGTGTAAATGTGAAAAACACGGCGCATCCCGTCGATGTTTTCCTCAGCTTTGCGCCCTTCGATCTTGTTGTTGGCCTTTTCTGGCCGGGTTGGCTCTGGCTCCAGGCTTACGCGGGTCAAACTGATGTCGCGATACAGGCCTGCATCAATCCGTTGGTTGAATTCAAACTCAGTGATGTCATGAATCTCTGCAGCGCGCTGTGCGGTGTAAAAACTTGTGGCTGCAAACGGGATCAAAACCTTGTCGATGGGCAAAAACTCAGCCACCGGACGCATTTTTTTATCGTCCCAGTACAGTTTTAGGTACTGAGAGCCACCAAGTGGCAGTTGCGTGAGCAGTTGCTCTTGCTCATCGCGGAATTCTTCGATCTGCTCGGTAAGCTGCCAGTTCATCCAGTCGCGTTTGCGCTCTGCACGCTTGGTTTTCTCCTCGTCAGTCTCACCCAAGATCTTAGTTTTGACCGGGCCATCAGGTGGGAATAGCTCTTTGATGGTCCTCGAGGCGAAATCCACGCAGGCCTCAGCAATAACGGGGTGAACTACCTTACTGGCACCGAAGAAAGTAGCACCACCAGGGGCGTCTTTGCCCATACCCGTGCGCTTAATGCCCTCTTCGTACTGCTTATCGCGGTCCTCGCGTGCTGTCTTGTCCTTATTCAGCAGGTTTAAGTAGCGTGATGCTAAGCCGTCCAGCGTAATGGGATCTATAACTTCTGCTAAGTTCTCGTAAAAGTCGGGATCTTCCAGCGGCCCTTTAGTGCTTGGCATGTAAACCACTGCCGAGCCATCGGGAAGCTCTTCAATCTCAGCCTCTTCATCAGGCAACTCGGCTGACATATCAGCGACGGGCACCTCGTCATCGGCCATACCGCTAATGAAGCGGCCATAGTCCTGCTCAATAGGCATCTCAGGCATGTTTTTTCCTTAGTAATTCAAGGCGCATTGCGTCAAGATTGTTTGAAATACGAACCTTGCCACCCTTTTTATATTCATCTTCCTGCATTGCTGCGGCGCCAAGACCTGCTGCTATTGGTATTGCTGACTTAAATGATGTTGATCCTGTGTTGCCCAAAGAGCCTTTCATTGATAAAGAATCTCTTTGCGGCCCAGTTAAAGCATCTAACAATCTAACTGATGAAGCATTAAAAAAACTTTGAATATTTTGCATTTCTTCAGGTGGTATATTGCCTTTGCTTATTAGCACGGCATTGTTTGCATTGGCCCTTTCTAAGCCCTTAAGAATATTAATGGCAGTGCCAGATTTTCTTAAGTTAGAAAACTGCGCGGCATCAATAGGCATAAAACCAACAGGATAATTTTGGTTGTTTAGCAGCAATACTCCAGTCTGATCGCCAATAAATTTATCTGCAAACTTTGCAATATCTTTTGGGCCTTGAAACTGAGTTGCATCCATGACCTGCGCTTTTTTCAAGGTGCGCTCAACCATGTCAATTGATTTATTGCGTATTGCTGGCGGTATTTTTGTATCTTTTGAAGATGATTTGCTTAATGGATCATAAAACGCAAATTTATCCTTTCCTATAGCTAACATGCCTCGCATTTGAACGCCAGTGTCCTGAGTCATGTTTAACAAGACATCAGCAAGTCTTTCGTCTGCATTTGATAATTGTGAAACGCCACTTGGATGATTGTGTGAGATGTAAAAACCTTTTGCGCCAGGTGTATTGGCAATGGCGCCGACAAGTGAAAACGGTTCAGCGGAGGATTGATTGATCAACCCTACGGTATGCCTGATAACCTGAATTGGCTTGTTGTTCTCATCAACCACGACAGCTACAAGTTGTTCTTGTGGAGACTTGCGTAAGCCTGCCGTAAGATGGGCTACTTGCTCTGGGGTTTCGGCAACATCAAATCCTGTCCTAACTGGCTTGACAGTTGAAAATCCTGTTGTTGTGGCAAATTGTCCAGTTGGCAGTTGTACGGTGGTGATGGGTTGTATGTTGTTAGGGGTAGGAATTGATGGCACTTGTCCAGGTAAGGAACTTGGTTCTCTGACATTTAATTTTCCTTTTTCTGCCATTTCAGCAGTCATTTCTGCGATGCTTTTTGGCGCAGCCTTGCTGATCTGCTCAACTGGCTTTGCAGTCAGTTGCGCAGCCTCTATTGCTGGCTCGGCAATTTTTGCCGTTTTTGCAACCCTGCCTATCGTCGCTGGCAAGCCAAGCATAGGAATCATTGATAGGCCTTGGCCAATCTTCTGAAGGTCGGTTGATCCTGCGCCAGACATATAGCCTTCAGCAAGTTCACCTGCGCCTGATGCAATGCGTCCAATAGGGCTTTCCTCAAGCGCTGTAAGCGCTTGCTGTACATCTTCTTTACCTTGGCCATAACCAGGCAATGAACTAACGCCACGCGGTGCTGTGCGGCCAAAGAATTGGTCGGTAGAGCCACCAGCTTGCATTCGTGGCGCTCTCATTAGCTCAAGCAACATCGTGTCAGGGTTGTCAGATATGTGAACTCGCCTTATGGCACCGCCTTGCTTATACGGGGTTACTGGTACTTTTCCAAAGAGCACAGCGCTTGGCTTAGTAGATTGTGGGCTGATATACCCAGCGTAACCATAGTCGCGAATCAGGCGCTCAAGCGCATTGGTTGCTTCGGCAGGTTGCGCCAATCCTTTGTTGCTGCTTGCCGTCATGGGTATGCGTGTTGTCTCTCTAGCCAACATACTGAGCATGAGCGGATCAGCCGATAAGTCATAAAGGTTTTCGCCCATGGCACGATAACGATGTGGACCCAAGCCAGGCTCAGGCGTCACGCTTTCGTCGGTGTAAAAATATGTCCTTGGCCTTACTGATCCCTTCTCGCCCAAGCGAGCAGCCTCTTCACCCTTGATACCTGTGCCGTAAAACGAAGGATCTGTTTCCGTTAGTCCAGCTTGCTTGCTGAAATGCATCATGGGCATACTTACCGAAGTACCCTCTTCAGGCCTGATGAGCGATCGCAAGTAATCAGGCATCTCACCCTCGTACTTGGTGCTAATGAATTCGGGTGGCAGGAGCACGGGCTTTTGTGGCGCAAACTGGAAGCCATTCCATGCTTCTTTCAACTGTGCATCAATCTCTTTGACTAATTCAGTTTTGCCGCGACGATTGGCCTCGTAGCGCTGCATGTTCAGTTCGTTGATGGTGCGCTTAAGTGCAGCATTCAGTGGGGTGTAGTTGACCGTGCTGTTTTGGCCTCGAGTCTCAGCACTCATCGCCAAGCGTGCAAGGGGCGAGTACATTTGACTGTGGGCTGCCCAAGCAGTCTCCTCGCCCTTGGGGCCAAACTCGTTGCCATGCACCGCATGACCAAAGAAGTCATGCACAGCACGGAACTTTTCGTTTTCATTCAATCCGGTTTCAGGATCGACTGCCTTTAAGTAGGGGTGCTCATCACCGCCCTGGAAGACATACAGGTGCTTGTTGCCGTACACATCCTGCAGCATTTGCTTGCTGTTGCGATAGTTGCCTTCGCCTGCTCGATGATACGAAAGGCTTATAGGAAGACGCTTAAATTGCTCGTCGGTCTCTTTGGCTAATTGCTTGTAAGACGCAGCTAGCAATTCATCATAGTTCTTAGCGCCCGATTCTTTAACGATGTCAGGCATTTGCCTGGCGTATTCATTGAAGATGGTTTGTTTATATGTCGGGTCTTCAGTGGTCGCAAGCATGAAGGCTCGGCCAATGGGCGCCTGCTTGAAGATGGAGCTTTCAGAAATCTCTGGCAGTTCGTAAGGCCTGCCGAAGGCCTCTTGCACATAAGTGTCTGCTGACTGACGAACAAAGTTCGCCGGGTCAGCCATTACTTGCTGTACTGCTTCATTCGTAATTGGTTGCGGAACATCGCTTCCAGTTCCTCCTGCGGGACGCTGTCCGGCTTCAGTCCCATCGCTTTCGAGCGTGCCTCGACGCTGGCCTGCAGGCGCTTGAGAGACGCTAGGACGGACGCGGTAGAACGGTCCTTCTGTGGCTGTTTCATATGTCACTCCTTGGACAGGAATTGTCGCAGCCTTTGGTGCTGAGACTTCAGGAATATTTGCTTTTGTTGTTGTTTTTGCGACATCTTTGATTGCGCCCAATGCGCCAGGCATAGCTGCGGGAGTCCACATTTGGGGCAGGATGGGCGGCAGCTTAGACTCGCGTATCAGGCGCTCTAAGCCCTCGGCAGTGCTCTCAAGGTACTCAGGGCCAAGCTCCGTCTGCATGGGCCTCATATCGCCTGTAATGAAGTCCTGAGAGGCTTCTATGGCGCGCTGTAATGGCCCCGTGTCTGAAGGGTCGCCGCTCTTGATTGCTTCTTTGATAAAGGTGCCGGCAGTGACGGCAGGTGAGACCAAGGTGCGGCCAACAATCGGCAGGCCCGTAAGTGCTGCATCAATACCGCCAGCGAAACGCGGGGCCACTGACTCGATGTCTTGCAGAATGTTGCCTTGGCCATAGCCTGGCAATGAGGACACACCGCGCTTGGGCGTCTTGCCCATGAAGCGGTCAGCGGGATTGCCCCCGGCCTGCATCCTTGGCGCATTCATTAGCTCAAGCAGCATCGTGTCGGGATTGTCAGAGATACGGACGGCGCCACCTTCTTTGTAAGGGATGGGTTTGCTGAACTTCTCGCGGATCTCAGGCGTGATGTCAAAGCCGATCTGATCCATGGACTTTGACTTGCTGTACAACTCGTCAAGGTATTGCTCGGCCCTTTCAAGGCTTCGGAATCCAGGATGATCTGGTATCGCAATGTCGGTATCAGCGTCGACCACATAGTACCGATCGCCTTGCAGCGAAACATCAAGTGGTCGCTGTTGCGTGATGCCTGGGATGGTCCTGACATTGTCCTTACCAACCAGGGCCTTGAGCCTGCCGGGAACAATCTCGTCGTAGAACTTGCGCATCCCTGCTTCAGTGGAGTTACCCTGAGCGTCTTGTGGGAAGCGCAGGAAAGACTTGTAGCCATCAATGAACGCAACGCGATCGTAGCCCTCATCAACTGCACGCCTGATGATGTTCTTCAGGGATAGGTCAACCCATTCGTTGGTGTTCTTAACGAACGGGCCAGACAGAGGGCCATACTGCTTCGCATCGTGAAGTTTATTCATCTCCTTAACGAGAACATTTTCTCTGTCAGCCAAAGCTTTGTATTCATCTTGGCGCTGGGGATCAACTACTAATTCACTGCGCTTAGCAACTACATTACGATGCTCTTCAGCGAGTTTATTGAATCGATCTTCTAATGTTGGATCGTCTTTGAATCCATGCTTACGCCCCTCCTGCGCCCAGTCAGACTGAAGCTCCTCGATGAAAAGCACATTCTTATTGTCGGCGTCCACACGGTCATTCATCCTGATGTGGGATATGACATTGGGGTCCGACCAGTGCGACGAGCGGAAGTTGTCATCGTACTTTTCTGAAGACGGGACCTTGAGCAAGACCTCGCGGTAATTTTTGCCGCCCGGCTCTTGATACTCGTGGTACTCGGTCAGCCGCTCCCCAGGCTTGGTGCCATAGCTGTGAGTCCGGCTGAACTTGTTGATGTCCTCTTCGGCCTTCATCGCAAACTCGGCGGCGTCCAAGTCGTTTTCCGCAAGGGCCTTCTGATAACGCTCATCGGCAAGCTTGCGCAACTGATTGATCTGCCTGTAGTCATTGACATTCAGGTTTGGCATGTGCAGGTCGGCAAACCCTTTCATGTAGGGCGGTACGACAGATCTGCTTAGGACCACCTCTTCAACATCAGGCATGGTGCCCTTGGTCATGGCCTGGACCTCTTCACGCGTGACATTAGGCGTGGCAACAAGCTTTTGAGCTAGGCCTGCATCCTCAAGGCGCTGTTTGCTGATGCCTGCTTTGGTGAACTCATTGAGGAAAGCCTGCCCCGGTCCTTGCTTGCGCTGCAGGGTGGTGGCCATTTCCTCGATCGGGTTGTAAAAGCCAAGCTTACTGACCGGCGCATTGACATTCAGGGGTGCTGCCATGCTTAAGGCGCTGCTAAGCGGACCCTCGCCAAACATGGCGCGATCGACTTGCTCGAGGCCCGTCCTGCCCAGTGCTGTGGCACCGCGTGTGATGGCTTGCGCTGCGGGCTTAGCAAATGGCGTAACCATGCCGCCGATGTCTGTCAGTGCGCCGACATTGCGGCCAATCTCGCGCAGGTTTGCCTGCGATTGCTGGCGCTGTGGCGAGCCTTCCATGATGCTGCCTGTGTAAGGCACAGGGTCTTCAATGTTGCCGAATAAGCCACTAGCAAAGCCGCGGCTGAGCGCACCGAGTGGCGTCTCAGGCGTGGACTCACGCATCTGCTTTTGCTTAGCAGCCTTGGCGGCCATGGGATTGAAGTTGAACATCTGGGTGGGATCGCCACCGTCTTGCATGTGGACTGCGCCACCTTCTTTGTACTCGAAGTCCTCAGGCTTACCACGGACAGGCTTCTTGCCCAGCACGAGCGGCCCGATCTGGATGATGCCTTCCTCAGTGCCGATGATCGGCTCCATAGTCCTGCGATCGTAGAAGTGGCCACGGCGCTCAGGGTCATAGCCGATTTGGGCGAACTCCTTGCGACGCAGGGCATCTATGGCCATCTCGAGTGCTTCCTCGTCACTGACGGGCTTATAGGCCCCTCGGATAGTGGCGAATGATGACTTGTCGGCCTCGCCCCTGGCAACTTTGGCAGCAGCCTTCGTACCAGGCAGCATTTTGGTCTCGCCCTCGAGCACCATCGTTGGCGTGTAAATGGTCTTAGGCTCATCAGCCGGTGGCTTGTGGCGATGCTGTGATGTGACAAACACGCCCTTAGTTGAATAGGCTGGGATGTCAAGCCTGCTCATGACGGTCTCACCTGGCACGAGCAAGTCAGTGCGGCCAAAGTTCTTGGCCTTGTCGCTTGACAGTGCGGCCAGGGCTTCTTCAGCCGTGGCAGGCTTGGGTACAAAGTCGTAAGGCGTGACAGGCTTTAGCTGGTCAACGATGGCGTAATACTGCTCGCGGGTGATCTTGCCCTGCTCGTAAAGCCTGGCAGCCTGCTGAAGCTCAGGCATGCGCTTGGTGACATCCTTGAAGTTCATGTCCAGGCGGCTGACGGCAGGCTTGGGCGCACCGTACAGCATCTCGAGTACCTTCTTAGCGTCTGTTGGCTTGGGCATCATCGCCTCCGTTTGCGCGGGATGATAACCCTTTGCGGTTAGCTTGCATACGGATTGGTCCTCGTGATGCCTGCGTCCACATAGTCCTCGGGATCGTAGTCATCAGGCGGTAGCGGGTCGATATTGAGCCAGCTTGCGTCTCTGAGGTATCTGAGCGCCTGGCTGAAGGCATCGCAAAAGTCATCGTGGTCGGTATTCGGGAAGCTGCAGATCTGCGTGACCATGGCCTCAGCCCAGTCGCGGACATAGCCAGCGCGGTTGCTGGACTCAGGCACATACACCCTTCCTGCTTTTACGATGTTGGCCACGATGCTCAGGCGCTGGATCTTGTCAGCCCTACCAGGGTTGTAAGCCCTCACTGGGATGTGTGCGCGCTGCAGGTCCTGGATCAGCACGATGCCGGCAGCCTTGTCCTCGACCAGGACGAGATCCACCTTCTTGGCGGTCTTGCCCTCACCAAAGATGATCTCGTACTCGTCAATGACCTTGGGCTTCAGGTCGGGGTACTGCAGCCGGTCCTGCCAGGCGTCGATGATCAGCACGCACATGCCACCGTCAGTGGGTTTGAAGACACCGAAGGTAATCGATGCGGTCGGATCGTTGACCGTCTTCTCAGTGAAGGCGCAATCGTAGGACTGGACCACATACTCAAGCTTGGGTATGGGTTTGTCAG